ATTCATGGCTGCCTTCATGATTGTTTCCGTCGCCGCTTCGGTTGCGGGGTTTGCCTGCGCGGCCGCGAGAGTAACGGCTCAACCAAAGGCGGGTCTGTGACACCCGCCCAAAGAACAGGTACTGCAGCAGGTCTTGCCATCTTGATCGCTGCCCCGGCCGAAGGTATTAGGCAGTACGCCTACTATGATCCACCTGGAATCCTTACTGTCTGCAAGGGGCACACTGGTCCCGATGTGCAGAAGGGCAGGAAGTATTCCCTCGCTGAGTGCGATGTCTTCATGACAGAAGACATGAAGAAGGCTGTGCTGATTGTTGATCGCTGCCAGCCGGGGTTACCGGTTGAAATCTTGGCATCTTTCGCTGATGCCACCTTCAACATGGGGCCGACTATCGCGTGCAACACAAAGCAATCAACGGCCGCGCGTATGTTGGCGAGTAAAGATTATGCGGGAGCCTGCAACCAATTACCTCGATGGGACAAAGCCAAGGTGCTCGGGGTGATGATCACCCTACCGGGATTGACCAGTCGGCGTGAGAAAGAACGACAACTTTGTTTAACAGGGGTGAATTAGATGACACCGTTCGATTGGATCAAATGGGCGCCGTGGATCATGGTCGCCGTCTTGGTTGCCGCACTTACCGGGATGACCAACCTGTATCTCGGGCAGCGTGATGCACGCATCAAACTTGAAACCTCGGTAAAAGTCATCGGGGATAAGGCCAAAGCCGATCTTGTTTTGAAAGAGAAAGAAGGCAAGGACAATCTCGAAACTTTAAGGAAAGACAATGAAAACATCATACCTAAAATCCGCAATGACGCTGTTGCTAACTACGTCGCTACTCATCCTGCTGCCAGGGTGCGCAACCCCGTTGCCTGTCGCAGTCCCGTGCGCAAAGATGGCACCGGTAAGCAAGTGGATGATGGAGCCCAGCAAAAACCTGTACCTGACGCAACCTCGATTGGGGCCGGCGGATCAGAATCAACCTTACTTGGGGAATTGATTGTTGATGATTTGACGATTCAGGAGTGCGCGGTCGATGCCAAGAAGAATGAGGCTTGGCAGCAATACTGCACACTCAATCATTGCCCAATAGAATGATTCGATATAACGCTTGACACAGATAGAACTTTTAGTTATATTTCCTCCCGCGCCCTTCGTGACGCACTGTACGGCACGTGACCTGATGGCCAAGTGGGTAACAAAGTAAGACGGTAATCTCACTTTAACTGTTCATCAGGAGAATTAAATGGCTGCACAAAATATGGGTTCCCAAGCCGCACGTATCGGCAAGTGGAAAGGTGAAATTCTGGCACGCGCGATTCCTTGCGAAGTGCTTCAACTCGCGGGCATGCAAAAGCAAATGCCCAAGAACGTGTCCGACACCGTGGTATATCGCCGCTGGGTTCCGTACAACGCTGCTGTCGGCAACCCGAACATCTTGATCCAATCGGGCGGTGCCGTGGTTGAAACCGAAGCCGCGAACCGTGTGACCACGACCCTGACCAACAACCTGTTGGCTGAAGGCACCACGCCGACGCCGGATAGCATGGTTGCCCAGGACATCACCGCGGTCCTCAAGCAGTATGGCTGCCTCTACAGTTACACCGATCAGGTTGCTGACCTGTACGAAGATGACATCGCTGACGCGATGAAGACCCAAGTTGCTGAGCGTATGGCGCTGGTTCGCGAACTTGAGTTGTATTCCAAGGTGCGCGCCAACACCAATCGCTTCTTCGGCGGAACCGGGACCACCATCGTCACGGTCAATGGCAAGATCACCGCCAAGTTGCTGCGCAAGATGCAGCGTTCGCTGGCGGCCAACCATGCCAAGAAGCCTACGTCGATTCTGGCGGCCACCCCGTTGATTGGCACCAAACCGATTGAAGCTTCGTATCTGGTCTTCTGCTCGACTGACATCGACGCCGACCTCCGTGATGCAACGGTGTTCCCAGGCTACACCCCAGTCGCGCAGTACGGTTCGCGCAAGCCGATCCATGAAAATGAGATGGGTTCGTTCGAACAGTTCCGCTTCATCGGTTCGCCCGAGTTGGTCCCGCTGCAGAACGCTGGTGTTGTTATTGGCGCCACGGCTTGCGTATCGACTGGCGGAACGAACATCGACGTTTATCCGTTGATCGTGGTTGGCCAAGAAGCCTACGGCACCGTCGCTCTGCGCGGTTCCAAGTCCTTCGATCTGTCGGTCATCCCTGTCGGCAACAAGGACAGTGCTGACCCGCTGGGACAACGCGGCTATATGGGTGCCAAGTTCTACGCTGTGAGCGTCCTGCTCAATCAACAATGGTGCGCAACGGCCTTTGTCGGCGCAGGCGATCTGTCTTAATTGACGATCTGATGTAGAATCAACACTGGCCTCTTCGGGGGCCAGTGTTCAACACCTCAAGTTTATTCAACAGGAGAATTCAAATGGCAGCAAAAGGTAAGTTCGACACACCGGACATCGATCCGGAACAACCGAGTACTATCCTCGGCGGCAACGATACGATTTACGTTCCCGACACGCCCGAGATTGATGTCGTCCTCGGGGCAACCGGTGAGGCAAAAGGTAACGGCGGCTTGGACGCCTACGCCCAGGAATTACTTTTCAACGAAGAACTGGTCGAAGTCATGCTTCACGAATCGACCGACACCAACGCCGAGAATCCTGTCTTCACGGCCTGTAACGGCGTCACCCAATACTTCTTCCGCGGTGAGGTGCAAGCTGTCAGGCGCAAGTTCGTTGCTATCCTGGCCTGTGCCAAAGAGCATAACGTCACAACTCCTGAATACACCGGCAGCGACGGTGTTCGGGCAATCAGCATCAAACGCACGAGTTCGTTGAAGTATCCGTTCTCGATCATCAGTGACCCTAATCCACGTGGCCCAGCTTGGCTCAAAGCCCTGTTGCGCTCAGCGACATAAAAGAATGCGGGACTTCAACTCTCCTGTTTGCCCGTGATCTTTTACTCGCCCAACGTCTTTGACTCGGGCGAGTTTTTCTTTCCAATTAACTTTTAAAGCGAGGTTTAAAATGGACTTAGGTGATCTCAACGGTGCTTTGATCGCTTTGGGCTTTGTCAGGCCGAAGGATTATATCTATAGCCCGCTCACCGGGGCGACAATTGTTGCGCCACCTGACGCCACGATGATTACTGTCAAACCTGCAGGCACCATTGCAGCCTTGGCTGTCGTGCTGCCATCTTTCCCAAAGGATCAAGCGTCGGTCCTCATTTCATCTTCACAAACCGTCACGGCGCTGACCGTCAGTTGCGTAGGCAAGACCGTCATTGGTCCGGTTCGTGCGCTTAGTTCGATAGCGTCTGCCGAATTCATCTACGTCGCTGACGACAACGCGTGGTATCCGGCCTAAGTGATCATTGACTCACCCAACGTCTTTGACTCGGGTGAGTTTTTCTATTATGATCAGTGAAATTTATCGGTGAGGTAGCTCTGTGAATTTCATCAAAATGTGCCAACGTGTATTCAGCGAGGGCGGTATCTCGGGCCAGATCACCTCATGTGAAAATCAAACTGGTGAAGCGCTACGTGTGGTTCAGTGGGTTGCCCAATCCTACGCTGACATCCTCAACGATCAGGCGATGGTGTGGCGCTTCATTCACAAGACCTACACCAAGCAGCTCACTGCCAATAAAGGCACCTACAGTTTTGAAGAGATCGGCGTCCCGAACGGGGTTCAATGGGACACGCGCGAAATGCGTGTCGCCGTCAATGAAGACCTTTCCGACGAAACCTTTCTCGACCATATGCGCTTCCCAGCCTTCCGAGATTTTTGGCAATTCTCTTCACGGCGCACTGTGAAGTCCCGCCCGCTCAATGCGGCCACGGACAACGACATGAACCTGTGTCTTGCACCTATACCTGATCAACCGTACTGGTTGAATTTCCAGGCCGAGGCGATGGCCCCTGATCTGGTGCGCAACGAAGACACCCCCGTGTTCCCTGAGCGTTATCACATGGCTATCGTGTGGAAGGCCCTGCGTGAATACGGCATGTTCGAAGCGGCCCCTGAAGTTGTCTCGCGTGCAGACACCAATTTGAACAAGGCGCTGTTCAATCTTGAGCTTGATCAAACCAACGAAGTTGTTGTAGGTTCCCCAATATGCTAACCCTTCCGAACATGCCTGCCGTGCAGTACGATGTGGTCACTTTGGCGGGCGGTTTCGATCAGGTCACCTCAGCTTATCAGCTTCCGCCCGGTGCGTTGCGTGACTGCATCAACTTTGCTTGCCGCGCAACCGGCGGCTATTACCGCATTCCAGGTTACGAGCGTCTTGACGGCAGACCTTCACCGTCCGACGCAAAGTTTCTCCCAATAGCAATGACGCTCGATCACGGCAAGTCGATCACCGTTGGTGCTGTCGGCGTGTTCGGCAGTGTCTCGGGCACGGTCAGTTACGTCGATCCTTTCAAGCGATATGTCACGCTCACCAAGACGCCGATTTCCTTTGAAACACCCTTCGTCCCTGGGGCAATTATCATTGCCGGTGACACAAAGGGTAGCGCTGACAGCTACTACAGTGGTCTGACCATCAAGGATATCGCGATCAACAATGCCGCGGCGGCCAACATTTACCGCGCCGACATTCAGAAGGTTCCGGGCTCAGGGTCGATTCTCGGCGTGTGCTATTTCAGGGACAACACTTACGCCTTCAGAAACAATGTGGCTGGAACAGCAACTGATGTTTATAAAAGCAGTGTGGCTGGTTGGGTGAAAGTTGATCTCGGATTGACCGTCGCCTTCACGGGAATGTCGGTTCAGCCGACAGAGGGTTCCACGCTCACGCAGGGCGCGCACACGGCGATCATTGACCGAGTGGTGATACGTACTGGCGATCTGACTGGCGGCACAGCAGCTGGCTACCTTGTGGTTCATGGCACCCTTGGCGGTCCATTCACAGCGGCGGCGGCAGCATACCCTGGCGGCACAGCCGTTCTCGGTGGCCCAGCAACGCAAATCACACTGTTACCTAACGGAATCTACAACATCACCGTTGGAAACTTCAGCGCCAACCCAGACTTCGAACGCATGTATGGCGCCGATGGTGTCAATGACATCTTTGAGTTTGACGGCGCGGTGTATGTTCCAATTCCGATAACTGTGCCTTTGAAGCCTAAATACGCTCAGGTGCATGCCAAGCACCTCATGGTCGGTGTGGGCAGTTCGCTTATTCATTCGGGCATCGGAAACCCCTACGCTTTCGAGGTCATCTTGGGCGCTGGTGAGATTGGAACCGGAGGGTACATCACAGGGCTGTTGGTGTTCAGCGGAACGCAAACAACCCAAGCCCTCATGGCCTTCTCAAGAAACTCAACGTGGATACTTTACGGGACATCGGCGGCCGATTGGAACTTCGTTAATTTCAATCTTGGAATCGGAGGTTGGGATCGAACTGCTCAAAATCTGTTTGATGCCTTCGCGCTTGATGATCGCGGTGTAACGATGATGAAGCAATCGTTGAACTATGGCAACTTTGACTCGGGTACGCTGACCTATAACATCAGAAACTTTATTCATGAGAATCGTGGGCTGGCCACCTGCTCAGCGTTGAACCGTGAAAACAACCAATACCGCGTTTTCTTCAGCAACGGGTACGGGCTCTATTGCACAACCAAACCTGAAGGGCTTGTTGGCCACGGGATCGTGCTCTACCCTGACCCGGTGCAATGTAGCTTTGATGGCGACATGGTTGATGGTACAAACATCAATGTGTTCGGAACGGCTGACGGCTACGTGATGCGCAACGATGTGGGCACGAGCTTCGACGGAAAGAACATCCCGGCTTCCATGAACACCAACATCAACTGTGTCAAATCCCCGAGAATGCGCAAACGTTTCCGCAAGGCGGCCTTAGAAGTTCAGGCGTCGGCCTACGTTGAGATGCAGGTCGGGTACTCGTTTGAGTGGGCCAGCGCGAACATCCTGCCTCATTTGTTTGTTGATGGGGAAGGGTTCTTCAGCGGTCTGTCTTTCTGGGACAGCATGATCTGGGACGCTTTCTTCTGGGATGGAAAGTCTGACGATTCGATCTACCTCGGGATGGACGGCACAGGTGAAAACGTGCAGATGATGGTCGTGGTCGATTCGGATTATGTTGCTGAATTCACCCTGCCAAGTGTGATCTTTCATTACACGCCACGCAGGGGAAATAGATAAAACCTCTGTGACAGATAAGTGCTACAATTCTGCAACCTTGTAGGGACTGTTTAAAATGAACGAATATTTCCAAGCCGGTTCCACACCTGCACCTAGTAGCCCTGGCGCTTCAGCCGCAATGCGAAGTGAATTTGCGAGCATCGCCTCAGCCTTCGACAAGTTGCCGGTCATGGCGGGCAGCCCCAATGAGTTCGTAGTCATCAACGCCACCGGCACCGCCCTGATTTCAGCAGGTTTCGTGTTCGCTGATTTGGCCACTGTCGAAGGCGTGCAAACACTCATCAACAAGACGATGAGTTGGGCAGGAAACACTTGGGTCGGTTTCGGGACAGGTGCGACGAAGAATGCGGGCACGGGTGCCGACCAAGTTCTTCTGTTGGCGGAAGCTGCGAAACTTCCTGTGCTCGACGGTAGTAATCTGACGAACTTGAATCAGGCTGCAATTGGTACAGTTTCAATTGCTCACGGTGGTACGGGGGCTAACGATCTGCCAGGGGCACAAAACGCTTTAGGTATCAATTTAAAAGCTGACGCTTTTAACGCCGTCTTGACTGGCGCGCCAGTCGGGCCGACTCCAAGTACAGGTGACAACTCACCGCGCTTGGCCACCACGCTTTTTGTGAATGATGCTGTGGCGGCTGTTGGCGGTGCAACCCCTTCAAACGCTACACCTCTGATG